TTTGATTTGTTCCACTTACTCCAGTAGTTACTACATTTATTGTGTGTGTATGACCACCAGCCCCTGCTGTGTTTAGTGTATTATTTGCTCCACCACCACTATTAAAAGCAAATCCGCCAGCTCCTGGTCCAATCGTTTGTCCTGATTGCATATGAACGTGATCTCCAATGGCAACTGCTGAAGCAGTATGGGTATGAGATACAACAACAGCGTCTTTAGAGCCTCCAGATTGTGTAGCTGCTCCTGTCACTGTTGTCTTTGCAATCGAAGAGGTATCTGAATGTGCACCAATAATAAATCTATTTCTTAAATCAGGAGTTCCAGAACCACCATTACATAATGCCCACCCTGTAGGAATAGTAGCAATAGTTCCTGACCACATAATTATACCTCCAACTGGGATTCCATTTGCTAAAGCAAAAGCAGTACTAGCTATTTGTAAAGTATTAGTACCTGCTGCTGCTGTAGGTGTTGTAGGTATTCCTGACAAAGCAGGAGAAAGTGTATTAGCTTTACTAGCTACTGCAGTAACTAAGTTATTAAACTCAGTATCAAATTCTGAACCTCTAATAATTTTAGCAGTATCTGAATCTGGTAAAGAATCCTTAGCTAGAAAATTGGTTGTCTTAGTATAATTACTCATTATGAATTTTTCCCTGTTTTTAAAAATAAATCAATCTTTTGTATACTTAAAGCATCAGTATTAATTGTAGCATTTAAACCAAAAGCAAAGGTATCTCCTGAACCTCCTAGAGGCACTCTAATCTCTTGTACTCCAATACCTACAGAAGAATACTTACTTACTGCATATAATGAAGTAGTACCAGAAAACTTAGGGTATATTCCAGTTCCTAAATCCCTAGCTAAAATTACTGTCCTTGGGTTTAAAGTATAATTATATCCATACTTAAATGTAAAGTCTTGCTCACCTGAACCTATAACTAATAACCTAGCTTTCTTAAGAAACTTTTTAACAACTCCTCCTGTTACATCTGCAAAAGGAGATTTATATACTAATTCATAACCTTCATTATCATCTACATATCCAGAATACTCTCCAATACCATTTGGCACTCCAAAGTAGAATTTTCTAGATTCAGTTGCAGTAAAAGCTTTATAAACATCACCATTATCTAATGACCATGTAGTTACTCTAGCTGCACCATTAGGTAAAGCTGTTCTTAAATCTACATATATCATAATCCTAGATGCTGGAAAAGTCAAGATATAAAATGCTTCTTTTTCAAAGTATCCTGATTTAATATTATCAACAGTAGGTTCTAATGCTAAATAAGCTGTTATGTCATCTCGTATATTTAAAGACAGTTCTCTCATAGGCATAGAGTTTTCTGTAACAGTTCTATTAAAAGATCTAATACCTGACTTTGATAAATAAATTAAATCCGTACCAGTAGCTTGTATAGAGTCTCTAGATATACACCCAACACCTGTTACAACATCAACTAATTCCATAGTAAGTGGGTTAATTCCTGATACTGCTGAAGTACCTTTACTTCCATAGACTATAACACTATTAGTACAGAATATAACTAAAAAGTTATTGTGTTGAGCTAGACCTACTATCTCATCATTATTTCCTACTACAGTACTAATATCAAGTATACCAGAAGAACCACTACTAAAGTTAGTTGGGTCTAGTAAGTCACTAAAGAAGATAGTATGTTTGTTTGCAGTAATACCTGCAGTCCATACTCTACCAAAAGCAGATAGGCAGCAATCAGGATCAAAGGTAGTTACACCTGAAGGTTTATTACCAAAGACTCCTATCTCTTGAAATATATAAGCACCTGCTCCAGAAGTTCTTCTCCAGACTAATGCTGGATTCCCTTTCTGTGTAGCTATTGCTGATACTAAGGCACTAGTACCACTACCAACTGCTGCTGTACAAAACTGCCATCTATTATTAGTAAAAGTCCCTGCTACATCTGTTGTTTGGTCTGCTGCTTTAGGACGATGTGGAACTAGTGTTGTAGTACCACTAAACAATTTCCCATCTCCTGCAGATAATATATAAGCTTCACCTAGGTTATCAGTAAACTCAAAAAGAGTCTCAAGATAGGCATCTGTTGCTAATGTACCTTGATTTGATGTTAAACTAATATAACCTTTTCTACTACCTAATCTACCATATTGATCAATAATACAGTTATTAGCTTTAGTAGCATACCCACTATCCAAACCTACTCTAGCATCATTAGTATTTAAACCAAGAAAACCAGGAGATAGTAAACTAATAGGTACTAAAGGTGATGACATTAAACAGCACTCCAAATAGTTTCATAAGGTTTTCTTGCAGCTTCTAACGATATATAGTCTGCTAGTAAATTTCTAAATCTTACTTCTTGAGTGTTACTTCCTCCATCTTCCCCTCTTTCCGCAATAGCTCTTGCTGTAGTGCCCTCAATAATTAATTGATAAGGGATTAAAGGTTTATCTGTAGGTTCAACTAAATCATACTGTCTTTGTACAATGTTAAATCTTAATGTATAAGCACCATCAGGAATTGGATATACATCTACTTGAGCATCTCCAGTACTTGTTACTCCATTAAAAGCATAGTATGCTGGAGCACCTTTAGCTACTGTACCTACCATACCAAAGTTTTGATCCATCCACTCAGTAGAGCGTAACTCCATCCAATTAGGAGAAGTAGCATTATATACATCAAGTACTTTAAACCTTGTACCTGCATTTGTAAGTACCCAATTAAATAAACCATCAGTAGTCTCTACAGTTAAAGTATTTCTGAGGGCAGACCAATCCCAAGAGTTTTCAATTTCTCTCTTAGAAGCATTAACAAAGTCCCCTATTAAAGTAGAGTACTCACTTTCATTTATACTAGCTACTTCCTCCTCTCGAAGTCTTCTAAGAACACTATTTATTATATCTAGAAATCCCATATTAATCCTTAATAGTTACCATTTAACTTTATCTGCCCAGTAGGCAGCACTTGTCTTACCCTTAGCTATATTCTTACCATGTCTTGCTTTAAATGATTTACGTTTAGCTATCATTTTTGCTGACTCCCCTGCTTTAGGTTTACCTGCAGTAGATGCTCCCTTTTCTCCAAACCTAATCATTCGATCTTTACCATTATCTTTAATAAGAACTACATGAGACTTTTTACCTTTTGAAGATCTTTTAGGTTTATTGTATCCTGCAAACTTCTCACCTCTATAATCTATACTCATCTATAACTCCTAGTTTTCTTAGCTATTTTTTTAGGTTGCTTAACATGTTGTTTACCTTTCTTATTACCTTTAGCTTTTGCTGCATTTGTAGCTTTTCGTTCTGCAGGTGTTAAAGCATTCCAAGCTGCTTCTGGAAGATATCGTTTCTTACCTTTACTAGGTTTACCATCAGATGTTTTCCATTTTTGTTTTGTCCATTTAGTTAAGCTCTTTTGCGATTTAGCTTTAGCCACGATAACCACCACCTTTAGCTTTATATTGCTTAGCTAACATTTGTGCTTTACGAGCTGACCACTGCCCTGCATTACCTCCCTTAGAACCTGCTTTAATCTTATTAAATAAAGTCTTTCTCATTGTAGGTTTAGTATAGTTACCTGCCTTGTTTACTGTACTCTTACTCACTTAACTTTTCTTTTTGTTCTAGGTTTTGAATGTGAGTATCCTTTTTCTTTAAGCTCTAAATGTTTCTTTTTAGTAAAAACCATTTGTCCTCTACCTGCTTTAGAATACATCATATGAGGTTTCATTTTTTCCATTATATTTCCTTTTCAATTTGTCTAACAACTTCACACTTTTCTGTTATTACATGAGTATGTGGTGTTGGCTCTAGTGCATCAAGATAGTCCCCACCAATAAAAGCAGAAATTAAAGCAATTATACTAATTATCAGTTCTTTAGTAGCCACTATTTTTTCTTTTTCTTTTTCTTTTTATTTGCTTCTTTTTTTAAGTTTTTCTTAGCTGACATTGCTTTTAGATTACTTGATCTGTTATCCATTGCATTATCATTCTTATGAGCTGCATGTCTAGGATCTCCTTTTTTAAGACCTAGTTTAGTTCTTGCTGCATTACGAGAAGCTCTTTGTTTAACCCTTTTAGGTTTCTTTTTCTTTTCCCATTCTTTTTCTTTCTTGTAATCTCTTGAACCTTTTGTCATGTAAGGCATTTATTTTCCTTTTGCTAATTGTCCACCAAAGTAAAACTCAACTATCATTGTTGCCCATTTAAAGATCTCATCAAACTTATATAATCCATCTATTGTTTTAAACTCAATTCCACCACCCCATTCAAAGAACAGAAAACTAGACTTGGGTATGTCTACTGGTATTACAGTTTGTATATCAAATAGTCCTGCTATTGGATAGATTGCTACTAATGCTAATATAGCAAACATTAGTATTCTTCGATTCCAAGCAGCCATTGGTGATTCTTTATTAGACTGTTCCCTTGCTTTATCTATTTCTACAGACTTAGCTGTTAATGCTTCAAGCATAAGTTGATGTTGCTCATGGGCTTGTTGTGATTTAATAGCCATAAGTTTTGAAAAGAATCCTAAGGCTATTGGTATTATATGTGTTAATAAACTAATCATTAGTGAGTAATTCCATATAGTATGCAAGCAATAAGTGGTGATATTGGTAATGCAATTAATAAAGAAACAACAAATACAATATGTTTTTTCATAGTCTTAAATTAAAGTTTCCATCCATTAGTTATTGACCATAAGTAGACTAATCCTACTAATAGTACAGCTAATAAAGCCCTCAAAGAAAGTTTACCAAACTCACTAAATTTTTCATCTAGCCACTCTTGTAAGCCTTCTTTAATAGCTTTTTTGTGATCTTCTGGACTAGGATTCATCTGCTGGCTCTGGTGTGTTACCTTCTGATAACCATTTTAGGTATTCTTGATAGTCTGTGTTGGCTTCATCTTTTGGTATATAAGCTCCATCTGATAATCTAATAATAAAGTTAGAAGGGTCTCCTTGAGGTGTGTCTTTTACTAATTTATAATTTTCTGTAGTCATAATTAAAGCTCCGATGAGATGGTTGTTCCAGTATTAACTCTTGGATATACACCAGCAGATGCGTAACTACTATATCCACTCTGACCTGATACTTGTACTGTTGGAAGTGTACCTCCTGCCCCCAGAACAATTGTTGGTGCCGCTCTTTTTGTAGTCTGATAAAAAT